AGTGATGAGGTTCGTTCAAAAGGTAAGCCAGAACAAACTAATCAATTTAGAAAGTTTTTAAGAGAAAAGGGTATACCATCTGATGAAGTTCTAAAAAACCCACAATATGCAAAATTGTGGAAATATAAAAATGATGATGGTGAAGTAGTATAATGAAAACCCAACTACTCTGCACATTCGCCACTCGTTCTCGTCTTGATGATATTATAGAACTTATCATAGAGTGTAATGTTATTCTATATGATAAAATATATGTCTTTGAGAATATTAAAGATCATTCTCAATTGATTTGTACATATAATGTAGAGTATGATGAGGAAAATTATCCTGAAGATATACCAAATACTATTTCACTTCATCGGAAGAAACAGAGCAACACACTATACACAATAAATGCACTCAATGAAGTTATTAGAGAGTTAAATAATAATGTGTTAGATAAGAGATTCCCTATTCCGTGGGAACAATATCAGAACTCTTTGTTGTTAACCAACGATGCTGGACTAAATAAAATACCAACAAAAATACATAAAATTATTAACACAAAAGATTAAAAAAAAATTGTATTTTGGCGAAAAGCTAGATACTTATTATTAAATGGTTACTATGGTAACTAACAAATGAATATTAAACAATAAGGAGAATAACAAATGGATATTAATTCTATTCGTAAGCGTCTTAATCAACTTCAAACAACAAACAATAGGACTTCAAACCTATGGAAACCACAACCAGGTAAACAGGTAATTCGTGTTTTGCCATATAAGCATAATAAGGATAATCCTTTTATTGAGTTGTTTTTTCACTTTGGTTTGAATAATAAAACCTACCTATCACCAATCACATATGGTCGTCCTGATCCAATCGAAGAGTTTGCTCAAAAACTTAAAACGAGTGGCAATCGTGAGGAATACCAAATGGCTCGTAAATTGGAAGCTAAAATGAGAACTTTTGCTCCAGTTATCGTTCGTGGTGAAGAGGCTCAAGGTGTTCGTTTTTGGGGTTTCGGTAAGACTGTCTATCAAGAACTACTTTCTGTAATTGCAGATCCAGACTATGGTGATATAACAGATGCTGTAAGCGGACGTGACATATCAGTAGAGTTTATTACTGCTGAAGAAAGTGGGGCTTCTTTTCCAAAAACTACAATTCGTGTTAAACCTAATCAAACTCCGATCTCAGAGGATAAGGCACAATTGGAAGGTTTGTTGGAAAATCAAAAAGACATTAATGAATTGTATCAGGAACTCTCATATGAAGAGCTCACAGATGTACTGAATCAATGGTTGAATCCTGAAGCGTCAGATGATGACACTAAGGATGAAACTGCTCCAGTAGCAGCCGTTGCTGCGGCAAATACTGTTGAAGATGCTAGTGCAGCATTTGATGATCTTTTCAATAAGTAAATAAAGTGTGGTGGGTAGTATCCTACAGAATTAAGCGATGAGAAGGCTGTGTTTGTACGCCTAACTACCCACTATTTAATTAGGAGATTTAAATGTCAGTTAAAGATGACTTGGCTGGAGTTCTCGCCGACTCCCTAAATAAAAAATTCAAAGATTATAAGGTTGCATATTTTTTAGATGGTGGCACACCAACACCAACGGATATAAAAGAATTTATCTCTACAGGTTCAACAATGTTAGACTTAGCAATTTCAAATCGCCCTAATGGTGGTATTGCAGTTGGTAGGATTACAGAGTTGAATGGTTTAGAAAGTAGTGGTAAATCTTTAGTAGGCGCTCACCTTCTTGCAGAAACTCAAAAGAAGGGTGGTGTAGCTGTTTACATAGATACTGAAACTGCCGTTAGTGAAGATTTTCTTCAAGTTATAGGAGTGGATATTGGCAAAATGTTATATCTGCACTTAGAAACAGTAGAAGATATTTTTGAGGCTATCGAAGAGATTGTAACCAAAGTTCGTGAATCAGATAAAGATAGGTTAGTAACTATATTGGTTGATTCATTGGCTGCTTCTACAACTAAGGTTGAATTGAATGCAGACTATGACAAAGATGGTTGGGCGACAAGTAAAGCTATTATCATTTCTAAAGCTATGAGGAAGATTACCCAGATGATTGGCAGGCAAAGAGTAGCTTTGGTATTCACCAATCAACTTAGACAAAAACTTGGTGTAATGTTCGGAGACCCTTGGACTACAAGTGGTGGAAAAGCATTACCATTTCACGCATCAACCCGTATCAGATTGAAGAATAAAGGTCAGATTAAAGATAGTAAAAAGAATACTATTGGTATGACTATTCTGGCTCAAGTAATTAAAAATCGCTTGGGTCCTCCATTACGAAAAGCTGAGTTTCCACTCTACTTTGAAAGTGGTGTAGATGATGAAGGTAGTTGGTTACAAGTTCTCAAAGACCACAACTTAGTTAAAGTCGGTGGTGCTTGGTATACTATGAAAGACCACAATGGTGAAGAGATAAAGTTTCAATCTAAAGATTGGTCTGAAAAATTAGAGGATGGAGAATTCAAATCTTACTGTTACCAACTTATCTGTGATAAAGTAATACTGAAATATAACAAGGCTGAAATCGGTATAGATGATGTAGAAGTTACAGAAGAGGTTTTGGGTGACTAATGCTAAGTATCTTTCGATACTTGAAGAAATAAAAAATAAAGGCGGTAAATTAGACTCAGGTGAACCCGATGATAAGGTATTGATTATAGATGGTCTGAATACATTCATAAGATGTTTTAGTGCTATACCAACTCTCAATGATGACGGCGCTCACGTTGGGGGAATAGTTGGTTTTCTAAGGTCAATCGGTTATGCGATACGAACAATTAGGCCTACTCGGACTGTCATAGTATTTGATGGTAAGGGTGGGTCTAACCGCCGTAGAAAATTATTTCCAGAGTACAAAGCTAATAGGAATATGTCGGAAAGACTTAATCGGTCTTATGATTTTAATACTAAGGAAGATGAACACCAATCTATGATTATGCAATTAACCAGAGTCATTGACTATTTGGATTATTTGCCAATCACTACAATAACGATTGAGAATATTGAAGCTGACGATACGATGGCTTATGTAACTAAGCAGATATTGAAAACATCTAAAATAGTGTTGATGTCAACCGACAAGGACTTTCTTCAGTTAGTTAATTCTAGAGTTTCAGTTTGGTCTCCCACTAAAAAGAAAATGTACGATCCACCAAAGGTATTAGAGGACTATGGAATACCATCTCATAATTTTGCTGTATACAGATCAATAGATGGAGACAAGTCTGATAACATAGATGGAGTTCGTGGGTGGGGATTGAAAACTATTCAAAAAAAGATTCCACTTTTACTGGAAGATAAGATACTTAATATAGACGATATAATTAATGAAGATGAAAAGCTCAAGGAGAGTGAAGAGTTATTGAAACGAAACTATATGTTGATGCAGTTGGAAGAAGTAGACATCAGCGCTTCAGCTAAAATGAAAATATTAGATAAGGTTCGTGAACCAATAAACAAACTTAATAAGTTACAATTCCAAAAGAGATTCATAGAAGATAGGTTATTTGCCACATTACCAAATATGGATAGTTGGTTAGTTCAATGTTTTGCCACTCTGAATCAGATGGCGGAGAAAACATATGGGAAGAAAGCGTAAATACAACTCAAAAGAAGAACGTAAAGCCGCTCAAAGAAAGTGGTCTATGGAATATTACCATAGAAATAGAGCAGTTCTTCAATCTAAAGCTCGTGCACGATATCGTAGAAAGAAACAAATGGAAATAAAAGAAAAACAAAGAAAAGAACTATATGGCGAATGAAAATTTTAATCAGTTTGGACCCACATTTCAAGCAAAGGTAATATCATCATTATTATCAGATAATAAATTCATACAAACAATTAGCGATATATTAGAACCCAAATATTTCGACTCGGATGCAAATAAATGGTTGACTCAAGAAATCAGTAAATACTTTATGGAGTTTAGAAAAGCTCCTACATTAGAAGTATTGAAAATTAAGATAACTCAAATGGATGATGAGATTCTCAAAGTATCTGTTGTGGAGAATCTTAAAGAGGCTTGGAGAAATATTGAAGCTACTGATTTAGAATTTGTGAAACAGGAGACATTGGGGTTTTGTAAAAATCAGGTACTTAAAGGTGCTATTGTAGAAGCAGTTGATTTATTGGAACAGAAGAAATATGATGATATAAAAGTTATAATAGATGCTGCTATGAAGGCTGGTAGTGAAAGAGACTTAGGCCATGACTATATTATATCATTGGAAGATAGACTTACAGATTCGGTAAGAGCAACTTTACCAACTCCATGGGATGCTGTGACTAATGTTATGGATGGCGGATTAGCAGGTGGTGAGTTAGGTGTATTAGTTGCTCCTGCTGGTATTGGTAAAACTTGGTGTTTACAATCTATTGGTGCCCATTTAGTTAAGTGTGGTAAAACAGTAGTTCATTATACATTGGAATTAAATGCTAATTATGTTGGGTTAAGATATGATACAGTATTTAGTGGAACACCTACTGCTAATGTAAAGTTCTATCAAGAGGATGTACAAAAGGTTATCGATACACTTACAGGTAAATTGATTATTAAGTATTATCCTACTCGGTCTGCTACTGTAAACACCTTAGCTGCTCATCTAAAACAGATGGAGATACAGGAAATCAAACCTGATGTGGTTATTGTAGACTATGCTGATATCTTAAAACCAACCACATTCTATAAGGAGAAGAGGCATGCAACTGGTGAGACTTATGAAAATCTTCGTGGTATGGCTGGTGAGTTTGATATTCCAATATGGACAGCTTCACAGGCAAACAGAAGTTCATTGGAAGAAGAAGTGATTGATGCCAGTAAAGTCTCAGAAGATTATAGTAAGGTGATGACTGCTGATTTTGTTATGTCGGTAAGTCGTAAGGTGGAAGATAAGATTGCGAATACGGGTAGGTTTCACGTAATCAAAAATAGATTTGGTATTGATGGAATTACATTTCCAGCAAACATAAATACTAATACAGGTTTAATACAAGTGCATGAAGCTTCAACTGTAGGTGGAAAATCAGCACAGGGAAAGATGGACAATTCGGAAGAATATTTACGGAAAACTTTATCTCAAAAATATAAAGATATGGAAGGTTTTGAGTAAAGAAGAATGAGTATATATTATATTTAATATTGTACTAAGGAGTTATTATGGAAAAGTTTACATTATCAGAAAATTTTATAAATAAGTACAGACGGAAAAAGCCACCGTTTGGTTTCAATGGATTAGGTGAATTAGTTTATATGAGAACCTATTCAAGAATAAAAGAGAATGGAAAAAATGAGAGATGGTGGGAAACCATCAGAAGAGTCGTAGAGGGAACATACTCTATGCAAAAAAATTGGATTGACTCACATCAACTTGGTTGGAATCCTTGGCAAGCACAAGCATCAGCTCAAGAAATGTATAACCGAATGTTTAATATGAAGTTTTTACCTCCAGGCCGTGGTTTATGGGCTATGGGAACAGCAATCACAGAAGAAAAGAAGTTATATGCAGCATTAAACAATTGTGCTTTTGTATCAACTAAAACACTAAAAGAAGATTATTCAAAACCATTTACTTTTTTAATGGATGCTAGTATGTTGGGTGTAGGAGTTGGTTTCGATACAAAAGGTGCTGGTGAGGTTGTGGTTAAATTGCCTAATCCGAATAGAGGCATAGAAGAATATGTGATACCTGATACAAGAGAAGGTTGGGTTGAATCATTACGATTGTTATTAGAAAGTTATTTTCATGGGACAGCAGAAGTTCAATTCGACTACAACCAAATCAGACCAGCTGGCGCCGTAATCAAAGGCTTTGGTGGAGTTTCAAGTGGTCACGAACCACTAAAAGAAATTCATAAAGAAATAAGAAATGTATTAAATATAAATGTTGGAGAACCAATTACAGTAACTACAATTGTGGATATAATGAACCTTATTGGTAAATGTGTCGTAGCTGGTAATGTAAGACGAACAGCGGAGATTGTATTTGGTGATTCACATGACGAAGAATATTTAGATTTAAAAAACTACGAAGTTAACCCACATAGAGAACAATATGGATGGACAAGTAATAATAGTATCTTTGCTGAACTCGGCATGGATTATACTGATGTGTGTAAACGAATCGTGGATAATGGTGAGCCTGGTTTTGCTTGGTTAGATAATATGAGAAAGTTCTCTCGTATGCAAAATGGTGGAGATAATAAAGACCATAGAGTTGCAGGTGGAAATCCATGTTTAGAACAATCATTAGAAAGTTATGAATTATGTTGTCTAGTGGAAACATTTCCAACGAATCACGATTCATTAGAAGATTATCAAAGAACACTCAAGTATGCTTATCTGTATGCTAAAACAGTAACTCTTGGTAGAACACATTGGCCTGAAACTAATCGTGTTATGTTAAGAAATAGACGAATTGGATGTAGTGTAAGTGGAGTCGCACAATTTATTACAAAAAATGGAATGGAAGAATTAAGAAAATGGTTAGAAAAGGGATATGATACAATTCAAGATTGGGATAAACAATATAGTGATTGGTTCGCAGTTCCAAAATCAATTAAAACCACAAGTGTTAAACCAAGTGGTACTGTAAGTTTATTAGTTGGTGCTACACCGGGAATGCACTATCCAGAGTCAAGATTTTATATTCGTAGAATGAGATTATCAAAACATTCAGAATTAATTGAACCATTAAAGAAAGCTAATTATACGTTAGA